CCGAAAATGGAGCTTCCGGCGGGGTAGTTCCTGATGTGGCGCACATAGACATGCCCAATCGGGTTAGGCATGCTCGACAGCTCGCCGGTCGGCGCATCAAGGGAAGATCCGAGGATTCGGTCATCAGCGTCGAGGATGCCATGCTCGATGGTATCCTTGGTGATGCGGATAAACTGCACATACTTCTTGTAGGTAGTGCCCTGGCTGCGCTCAAAGGGGACGCGGATCTCGATCTTGTCGAGGATGTCGATGTCGAACGGGTCGTAGAACGGGGTGCAGTATTCCGCCGGGATGACCACCACGCGGATCTGAGACGACATGGTGCTCTTGCCATCGTCAGGGTCGGGCTGGTTGTCGGGGATCATGCGCTGCGCGATCTCCTTCGGGGAGACCATGATGAACGCATCGCCGGTGACAGACCCTTGCTGGCCGCAGCGGGTCAGCTTCTCGACGCGCTTGATGCCCCACGCCAGCCGGGCGGCATCAAGGTGCTTCTGGTAGCGCGGATGGGTGGCGACATAGCCGGTGCCGAAAGAAAAATAGACGATCTTGTCGATGTTCCGCTTGAGGTAGTTGACGCGGCTTGAGCGCGAGCGGTCCTCAGCCCGCATGCCCTCAAGCTCAAGGCCGAAATATGACGACCAGTTGAGGGCATACCGCTGGAATCGGAGGTTGTTGACCTCCTTGAATGAGACATCTGACAGGGCGTTGTAGCGCCCGCCGTTAGGCATGAATCCGCGCACGAAGTCGATGATGTTGCTGAAGTTCATGGTGTCCTCGACGGAAAGCTATGGAGTTGTGTGGCGGAAGCCAGCGGCGGTGACTACCCCCTCAGCCAGCCCTCAGACTCTTCGACCTGTCCACCAAAAGGTTTAGTACAAGCTGCCTGAATCGCTAGACAAGCCGATTGGACGAAATCGTCGTGAGCACCACGAATATCAGGGTGATGAAGGTTCAGCAGACCGTTGCGGTAGTCCTTCTCAGCGTCAAGCATCTGCGTCTGGAAGTTGCGGAACACGCGGCGGGCGCGGCACTCTTCGCCGGCAGGCCAAGTCAGCATGCCGGAATGAAGGTCGGCAAGAAGCTGACGACCGAGCATGTCCTTTGAATCGTCAGAATACGCCAGGAACTCGACATCAACAGAGTCAAACATGGCCTTGAAGCGGTCTCCGAGGCTGACACCGACGCCGGTGTAGTCCAGGCACATGCGCTCGATGCCCCACTTATTCAAAAACTTCTTGATCTCGTGGTACTGAGCCTCGTAGTCGTCTCCCTGCATCTCAAGCCAGTCGGCAATGTGCTTACCATAGATTTCTACCGTGAAGGCGCCCTTCTCGTTGTCGAAACCCTCGACGACCTGACGGGGGTTGTTCCAGTTGACCTCAAGGATCGTGACGACCGTAGAGTCGTGGACCTTGCCGAAGTCGATCCCGGCGACATAGGACATGCCGTGACGACGGCCCGGAAGGATGTCGGAGAACGGCCCCTGGGTGACGGAGCGGCTGCGGAACAGGGCTTCGCTGATGGCGACACCGCGCTCAAGCATAAACTCGTTATTGAAGTTCATCCTAAACTCGTCTGACATTTCTCCTAGACGAGTCATCTCCTTACGGACGAAGCGGTCGTAGAACACATTCGACTTGGCGGCTTCGTCCCACGGAACGCTGAAATGGTTGACTTTGGCGCCCTGGGACGCCCGGCGTTCGTTGCGCCGCAGGGACAGGTAGAAGTGGCTCTTCCTGGCGTTGGCAGTTCCGATTTTGACCAGCGTGCCTGATGTGGATGCGAGCATAGGGCCGATAGACTTGTTAGCCTTCTCATCGCTGATGTCTTGGCTCTCTTCCAGGAGGGCAAGATGAAGGGTGTCGCCTTCGATGGAGGCTTGGTCAGAAGCGGTGCTGCACTTGATCGTAGAACCGGAGGACAGGCGGAAGCGGTCGCCGTTGTTGGTCTCGTAAGAGACCCCCAGCTCGGCCAGTATTTGAAGCGTCTCCTTCCGACGCATGAAGTTGCGCACGCGGTTGAAGATGATGGTAGCCTGCTCCTTCTTAGGAGCAAAAATACCAATCCAGAATCCGTTTGCGTAGGAGCGGTAGCTGTTGCTGCGCTTGTCGTAGTAGTTGAAGCGGTCGTCACCCTCAAACTCACGAGATAGCGCCGGCATCATAACCATAAGTGTAGCCGAAACATAGGACAAACACTGACTTTTCCCTGAGTTGTGTGTCTTTATGCCCTGGCAGATGAACCAGCCCTTATCAGGCTCTTCGCGGTCGTACACATCCGCATACCCCGTAAAGCTGATCTCGGTGATGCGCGAGTAGGCGATGGTCTCTCCGTGGGGACCGGATTCCTCCGGCTTATACATAAGCCTGACGGTGTTGCCGGACCCGGTACCGTTAGCCTGGGCCTCGATAGCTTCAAGGAGAGCTAGGTGCGCGTCTGTCTTGTGCCCGCCGAGAAACCCAATCTTGGTGGACAGCAGACGGAGGTTTCCGGCACCGCTCATAACCAGACGGTGGAACGGAGCCGTGCTCTTGGCCATCACCTCCGTTTTCAGCGACGCTCGGACGCCGAGCTTCAGCAGCAGGGCTTGGCAGTAGCGGGCGTACACGATGTCGTTACCGCACGCCAGCTCGATAGACATATTGGATGCCTGCACGCATCCGTCACCGTTCAGCAGACCGCGGATGAACGCGGCGGCCAGCGGCTCACTGGTCGCGGATATGGCACGAGGGAACCCGTGGTCAAAGTCGCACAGGCGCAGGAACGACTTGAACAGGGACGGAGCCTGTGTCCTGCGGCCGGAATACGGGAAAAGGTCGTAGCCCTTGCCCTTCTCGCGCCACTTAACAGTCAGCGACGGGAAGCACTTATGGCACAGAGCCTCAAACTCTTTCAAGTAGTCGTGGTCGATGTTGGTGAACTTAGGAGCCTGATTAGACCCTATGGCGGTAGTGCCGTCAGAGGTCATGTACCCAAGGAGAAGCGCCAGCTCTGGGCTCCACTCAAAAGAGTAGTCCTGTGGCCTGTTTCCATGCTTGGTGTTGTGGTCCAGGCGGCCGGCGAGAACAGTATCGCCGCGCCAAGAAGAAACCTCGGTGGCAAACGCGATCTCATCACCGACTCTGAGGTCCTTCAGCGCCTTCTCACCATCGCGGCTGAAGAACACATGCTCCATCGTAACCTCGTCGATGCACGCCCCTCCCTTGAGGCGCAAGCGGTACACCGGAGCACGGGTCTTGGTCTGCCACGACCGCTCGCTGACGGACATCCTGGTAAGCGTTCCGTCGCGCTGAGTGACTACCTGATTAGGGCCGATGCATTGGCGACTGAACAGGGCCGTGATTTCCTCGGCTTCGCGCTCAAGTACCGACTCAAAAACTCTACGGGCGAACGGGATCTGATACGGGTAGAGTGCCCCGCCTGATATGATGTCACCGACCATCATCAGCTTGTCGATGATGAGGTCGGTGGTCAGGCCCGGAAGGCGCCTCTGGATCAGGTTGGATTCAATGGTGTGGTCCGAGAAATCGTCGTCGGTATCAGACATTGGGGCACCTTGTAGGTTTGCGCCAAGCCTAAAAGCTCGACGCGCTGTACGGGTGCCTCATACCAGTTGGTCTGTCCGAAAGCAACCACCGGAGGTTGTTGATACGGCCGGGAGACAGGGGGAGCGGGGAGCACTTTGTCGCCTATGGTCCCGATCTCCCTCTGGAAGATTGCGTAGTTACGGTAGCCGCTGAACACGAGGCGGTGTCCCGGCCGCTTCCGCTCGGTGCGGATCTGTCCGCTCATGCCTAGAAGAAGTGAGTGAAGTAGCCTCAAAGTCTCGGTAGTGTCGCGCTCATCATCAGAGCGGCGCGCAAGGCCCAAATCGACATCAGAGCCACCCTTTCTGCCGTGCATCCACCCGTCAGCTCCCCACAACCCCCTTAAAAATGCGATAGCGTTGGGTTTGGCCATCTGCATCAGGCACGCTGGAAGCCCGTAGCGCCAGGACAAGGCATGCAGGAAGATGTTGAGAGGGTTCTTGATTCCGCCGGTGAGTGTGAGGTCAAACCCGACATGCTTCGGGTACACCTTGACGGAGACGCCAGGGAAGGCGGTGCTGACAAGGCGCTGGACGCGGTGCAACGACCCTGCCGACGAAGAGGCAAAGCGCATGCTCTGGCCTTCCTTGAACAGCGTACCGGCACCGACCAGCCATCCAACCAGCTCGCAGTTGTCAGCGGTCAGGGTGAGGGCGCCGGTGTGAGCTACGGCGCGGCCTGCGTTGTTGGCCTTGGTGAAGCTGTACGGCAGCGGAGCTTGGGTGCTTGAGAAGCACGCGCTCACAGAGGGGGCGTAGAGGCTGTTTCCAGAGGTTTTCAAGTACGAGGCGTAGGCAGGAGGGGAGAACTGCGACGGGCATGGAATAGACAGGGAATGGCCGCCTCGGAGGGTCACGCGCACGCACTCACACGACCCCACGGGCGAGGCCCCCGGCAGGTCTTTCACCGCCAGGAGCCCCGCGCTTGAGAACACGATAGTAGAACCCTCAAGAACACCTGGATAGGGTGTCACTGGAGTAGCCACGCCATGTAGTCAGCAGGGCTGCGATGCTTGGCGAGACGGTACGGAGCGACAGCGGCCCGCCCGGCGGTGCTGGAGTCGTCTCCACGCGGGGACGGAACGGGCGGCTCGGAGCCAGGAGTCTCGGTGGCGGGGCGAACGGTGCCTCCAAGCGCTTCTAGAAGCGCAGCGGCGTCAGACTGGTGCTTCGGAGTGAGATCCACGATGTTCGCCCCCCAATGAGAGTTGGTCCAGACCGGAGTGTATGGCACCTGACCTCGGCGCGGTGCGCGGCAGGTCCCAAGAGCTTTCGCAGCGGGAAGAGTCTGCCCAGCCTTGGTGCTGAACAGCACAACGCTGTCACCGTCATCCACCGACCGGCGGTAGATGGCGTTGAGGTACGCCGGAACAGCGTCCGCGTGAGCGAGGTCGTGAGCGATGGTGGCGTTGTCGGTGATGGTCAGCACAGACGCACCGAGGTAGGTGATGAACCGCTGCGTCGGTGAACTGGTGTGCGTAATGCACATGACCGTAGCCCCGTCGTAAGGGAACGGTCCGTTGATGAAGTCGTCTGTGAGGCGGCGGGTGTGTGCCATGATCAGGTGCTCTGCGGGGTGATGCCCTTGAGGGTGTCACCGACCGTGAAGGAGTTGGAGGCGTTGTCCCATTCGATGACAGCGTAGCTATCCGAAGCGTTCTTGAGGCGCCTGGAGTGCTCGCCGTAGTCGTTGCCGTCACCGATGATCATGGTGCGCAGCTTGAGCCGCTGCGGCTTGAGCTTGGTCAGGGCATCGGAGATCGGGGAGCAGCCGTCCGTGATGAGCACGATGTCAGCCTTCTCGTAGGTCTTATCCTTTTCCAGCAGTTGGTACGCACGGAGGACAGCGCCCTGGATGTCAGTACCGCCGCCGTCGTAGTTGACGGTGCCCAGCCAGCGCATAACGGTCAGCGCATCGTTCTTGTTGTCCGCGGACATGATGGTGCCGACATTCTCGTCGAACGGTAGCACCCACACCTTGTAGC